GCAATGAGGTTAGGCATTGCACGGCGAACCAGTGAAATTAATACTGGGTTGAAGTTGTTTACAGAACCAGTGTTGTTAGCAGCAGATGCAGCATTCTCGCTTAAGAATCCCATTGCAGATTCGCTCTGCTCCATCATTGCTTTTTCTTGGTTCTCTAGGATTGCAGCAGTAACTGAACGCTTGTGATTGTCTGTAATAGCACCACAAGACGCTTCGTTAAGGACTGGAGCCCATTTTTCCATTAAACTATCGTAAGATTGCATTGTATTTTTCCTTAATATTTAGGTGTTGTTTTGCGAATTGCAGAGAGGTAACCTTCCATTACAGATGATACTTCGACTTCTTGATCAGCATCTTCTACAATTTGTTCTACTTCTTCGCTATTAGCGATTTCTTTGGTGAAGTACGACTCTACAACAGTCTTAACTTTGGCAGCGAAAGAATCTTCGTCTTCAAAATCAATACTCTCTACGAGTGACTTCAATTTAACTACTTGAGTCTCTGCAAGGTCACGAGACGCTTCACGGATTACTGTGTCACGCTTGTATACTTCCAGTTCCTCAGTTGTATTAATAACTTTCTGAGTTGTTTCATTGAGAGTTTTCTCAAGTTGTTCAACAGATTCAGCAAGTTCGTCAACTAGGTCAACTTTGGATTGAGGTACGTCAATGTAAGACTCAGTAAATAAGTCCTTCATCTTGTCCATGAAAGTCTCGGCAATTTCAGTACGGAGACCGTTCTGGATTGCAATTTGATTTTCTTCCATCCAAGATTCAACTACATAGTTCAGGTAGCTGTCTACTTTCTCTACAAGGTCTGCTTTAGTAGAAGATACTTCTTCTGCCAACTCTTCCTTGTACTGCGCTTCCATACGGTCTACTTCTTCAGACAGTTTAGATTTTACAGCTGATTCAAAGATTATTGCGGTTTTAGCTTTAAACTCATCACTGAGTGTTGCTTCAGACTCGACTAGTGCGTCTAATTCAGCAGCAGTGTCAATCTGTGTTTCCACGATTGCATCCACATTATCCATATCTACTGATTCGTTTTTGTTATAACTTGCATACATGCTTTGCATGTCTAATTTAGACATCCCCAACATTTTGTTAGTCATAGCACTAATCATACCCGCTTTGGTCTTTGGAACCGGAGCTTTCTTTGTAGCTTTCGCTGCTTTGTCTATAGACGCAATTGATTCTTCTTCGTCTGTAGCATTAGCATCGACTGCTGCTTCTTCGAGAGTTTCTTCCACGATACCGTTAATATCATCGCGGAGTTCAATCTCTGAGTTACTTAGTTCAGTCATGTTTGACTCCTTAAATACTAGATTTAATTAACGAGAGGAAATTTTTGAACTCTCGAACACTTGTCTCATACAAGACAGTTTTCGGAGCAGTTTTAATTTCAGTCTCCATTTTTTCAATGACTTGAGGGGAAAGAATGCCGTTATTCCAAACCCAATCTACACCTTCCATGATACCATTAACAAAGGCTTCAGGTGCGGAGGGGTCTTGTACGATGTCAACTGTACTAAGAATGAAGTCGTCTTTAACGACCATTGCGCCATTTCTATTCTCAAGGCTACCCATACCACGAGTTGACACACCTAGTTGAACACCACCTTCAAGAAGACCTTTTACAATCCTACCCATTGGAGTATCCAATATTTGTGCCTTTCCAACCACATCATTTCCGTTAAACTTCAACTCGGTGATGAGGTGTGAAACTTTATCCAAGTTAACTGTCGGGCCTTCAGGGTGATTTAACTCACCTACTGCGCGTTTCTTGTTAACCTGTTCTGTAACATACTTACCTACTGCCCGTTCCATAATTGCTTTGGGGTAGATACGTCCATTACGATTCTTTGTGTCTGCTTGTGCGAAAACGCCTTCGATCACGTATGATTTCTCACCGTTCTCTTTCTTCTCTATTAAACATTTTAGAGTGTCGTTTTCTGTAAACTCAGTAATAAGTTTCATTAAGTTAATTCCTTGATTACTTTAGTTGCAGACTTTTCTGCGTCTTTTTGGGATTTGAAAGCGTCTAGTTTATCACCATCAATATACACCACAAAGGGCAAACTACCCGTGTCCTTAACTATAAGAACAGGGATACCATTTATTTTCTTTTTTAAGACCACGTCACCTTTCGGTTGTTTGGTCTTTAATTCTAATAGAATTGTTTTATAAGATTTCATAGTATTATTTATAAGAATTAGAATTTATAAACTGAATTAATCTTCGTCTTCATCGTCTAGTTCAGCAATAACTTCTTCTTCTTCGTCTTCCTCTTCGATATCTATCTCTTCGATATCAGAGTCATCCTCGACTTCATCGTCATTAAACATAGCTTGTGCAACTGCAATACGTTGTGCTTCCAGTGCGTCAGCCATCTTACTTTGGATAAGACTTTGGAACGATCCCTCAGCGCTGTTTAGTTCGCCATCGGTGATGTTATTAATCAGTTCCTGTACCGCAGATACTTCTACTACTTCACCTTCTGAATTTTCTACTTCACTCATTCTACTTCCTCATCGTCTTCGTCTACGGTTGCGTTCTCACCTTCGACTTGTTTTTTCATTTCTTCAATGTCTTCGTCAGACATCATCATTACGTTCTTCATTGCCCACTCACGTGAGAAATACTCACCCACATACTGAGATACTTGGTCAAGGGTCTGTAGTCTGTTCTGTAACAGTTCCGCATCCTTCAACTCAGTAAAGTGGTTGTCTCTCTGGAAGTCTACTGTGATAAAACTCTTCCACTCAGCCCAGTCCTGTTCAGTGATAACACCTTTCAGTATGAGTTGTTTCTTGAGTATAGCAGTAAACAATGTAGAGAAACGTCTACGTAGACGGTCAATAAACTTCTGGAACTTAACTTCGTCCCGTCCGATTTCAGTTGAACGACCTAACGTAAATTGTGCTTCCTGTTCCAAACGAGACACAGGTACGTTCAATGAACGATACAGTCTCTTCTGGAAATAGATAATATCATCAATCTGTCCGAGGTTCTCACCGCCAGGCAGTGTACTAATCTCAGTACCACGACCACCTTCTCTACGTGGTAACCAGAAGTCTTCCAACATAGACATATGTTTACGGTCATCTTTCAACTGACCAGTGTTCGAATCGTAAACAATCTTATTACGATAACGAGACATGATGTCTTTCATATATGCTTCTGATTTATTACGAGGCATATTACCTACGTCAATATAGAAGATACGTCTTTCGGGTGCACGTGCGAGACGATAGATAACAAGACTGTCTTCCATCATACGCAGTTGATTAATTGGTTTCAGTGCTTTATGTAGGTATGAAACAACTTGTTTCTTACTAGGGTCTAATAGACCACTTGATACATAGGAAACACTATCTGGAGAAAGTCTTATGCCCTGTTGGGTTCCCGCTTTCTCTTGATAGATGTAAAACTCGTTGACTTCTTTGACTATTTTTGCACCAGTCTGTTGATCTTTGTCGTGTTTTACTTCTTTAACTTTACGAATCTTTGCAGCATCAATTGTTCTGATCTCTTGAATGCCAGCTTTAAGATTGGATTCATTGACTACGAGGTGGTGGTATACACGACCATCTACATAGAATGAACGGAATATGTCATGACCCAGTTCTCCAAAATTCAACATACTATAGATGTTATTGAACTCTTCGGTCATTTGTTTTTTGATGTTGTTGGGTGCTTCTACCTTATCCAGATTGAGTTCGCAAGACATATCCTGTTCTGAACCAACGATGGATTCATTAACAATGTCTTCGATTGCGGCATCTACTTCTGGGTGTGTTGCAACTCCACGATACTTGATAATAAGCTGTTGATTGTCCTTTGCCTTATTACCTTCCATGTCAATGTATTGACCATAGTGAGAACCAGACGCAGTAACGTACCCCGCACCATCATCATCGGTGGGAGCAACAATAGACTTTAACTTGTCTTTTTCTTTCTCTGGTTTTTCCTGACGTTTCAGTTCAAACCCAAAGAGTTTTATGCCGTTATTGTCTGACTCTGCCATATGTACTTATCTCTCTCAATGCTCTTATAATAAAGGGGTAGAGTTTATTCCCTACCCCTTTACTTATAACTAGTTTAACTATGGATTAACTAGTGGTGTCACTTTCCCAATACTGAATTTGGAAGTCTACAGTAAACTCTTCGATAGCATCGTTGGTTTCGTAACTAACGGCAATCTCACTGACGGTAGTAGGGAAACATCCACGGAAGTTATAAGTTTTTATTGTAGAACCATCACGGTCAAGTTGTTCAATGATCAGGTCTGCTTGATAATCGGTAGGATTATTCAAACCAGTATTTATCTGGTGACCATTCATACCATTCATCCAACGTTCCATAGCATTACGGATTGCGAAATCGGTATCATTGATAATTGTTACTGTCCAAGGTGCAAATATACGGTCACCCGCCATTTTTAATTGGCGACCTCTGAACGGAACTTCGAACACTCCCATTTCTGAAGCAGGTAACGCTGCCGTCTTACACAAGAAGGATGTAAGTTCTACATCTCCCCCCGCATAGCCAGGAAAGTTGATGGTTGCTTTGAAGAGGTTGGGACGTGCGCCCCCGCCTCTTAGTTTTGATTTAAAATCGTCTACGCCTAAAATTGCCATTTCTCAATACTCCTTATACTGTGCCAACTACTTCTTCAAACTCGACACCAGTTCTAACTGCAACAAAATTCAATGTTACGTAGTTAATAGAACGAGCGGGTTTGATGAAGATAGAAGCTATGAATTCATTACGTGAGGTAACTGCTGGAGTGTTGTTCGTCTCGTCACAGATTACTCGGAAGTCCGTGATACCACGTCTACCTTGAATCTCACGAAGGAACGGTTCAACGATGTTAACAAACTCAGCACGAGTAAACTCGTCATTGAATTCAAACATTACGTTGCGACCAGCAATTGCAATTGCACGTTCTATACCTAGGAACAATCTACGAACGTTAATGCGATCAAACGCACTTGGACGTGACATATTTGTCTTATCACCGAAGAGCATAACACCTTCGCCTGGGATATTTGCGATTGGGTTAATACCAACCTTGTACAATGCATCTCTTTCTGCTTTAGTCGGAGATACTACGATGTCGGTAATACCAAGGTAACGACCACGTCTAGAACCAGCAGGACTGAACCACGGTGCAGCGACTAAGTCGGTTGCAGCCATAAGACCAGCAGTGGAAGATGCAGCAGGAATCTTGATATACTTATCGTTGTACTTATCAAATACTTTGATGTAGTTGTTATCTTGTATAGCGTAAGATGACTTAGTGTATAGGTTACCGTTAGTAAGGATAGCAGCGTTAGTACCAGTAGTGACTACAGCAGTACGAGAAGGTGATGCAACAGCAACACAATCCTTACGTAGTTCAGCAGTAGCGATTAGGTCATTTACGACAGTAGTAGCCGATGCATTGGAGATTGATTCGGGTGCAATTAAGAAGTCAACTTCGATGTTGTCAACGTCTTCGAACTTGTCGTATCCACGAAGAACGTCATCAGTTCCAAGGGAAGCAGAAGTGATACCACTGTTGAACGACCATGTGCTTTGAGCACTGTCGAAACTACGACCATTAAATGCGGCACCATTCGTTGCTGGGGTACTAAGGGTTGCGAAGTCTGCGGTAGATACGGCAGAGGTGCCCCAATTACCAACTCCATTACGGGCTGTTACCAAACTGCCATTACCTGCACCAACGAAATCGTTTGATCCACCATTAGAGTCTGCGTGGAATGCACCTGCATAAATCCAAGCGGAACGATCCTTTAGAACGTCTACATAGTAGTTTGATGTTCCGTCAGGAGATTTTGCGTTGGAAGCAACAGATAGGTACGGGAACGTCTCAAGGACAGTTCCAGCAGTTCCAGAGATGTCACCAGTTTCGTCAATAACCGCAATGTGGATTTCATCGTTCAGTGCGCCAATACTAGTAGCGAAAGGAGATGTACCA